TACGCCGACAACCTGAACGCCGACGGCAGCTATAAGAACACCCCCACCAGCCCCGCCACTATGGGCGCCAGCGCCACCAACGGCTTTGCCTATCTCACACCTGACGTCATCAACAAGGCCGTCACCAAGATGAAGAAGAACCGGGCAGAGCCTCAGAACGGGCGCTTCTACTGCGTGATCCACCCCTCCGTAGCCTACGACCTGCGCTCCAACCCCGACTGGATCGACTATCACAAGTACGCCGCCGTGGGTGAGATCATGAACGGTGAGATCGGCGAGCTGCACGGGGTCCGCTTCCTGGAGAGCGATTTCGCCCCCGTGCTGGGCGGCGACACCTACAAGAACATGGACAATGGTGTCACCTATGCCTGCTTTATGATCGGCAAAGACGCGTTCGGTGTGATCGACCCGGAGGGCGGCGCGGCTCAGATGATCGTCCACGATAAGGATGAGATCGGCGGTCCTTTGAACCAGTTTTCCACCATCGGATACAAGCTGGAATCCAACGGCGCCACCCTGCTTTATCCGGAGCGGGTGCTGCGGATCATGGTTACCAGCTCCTACAGCGCCAGCGATACCGCGAACTGAGCTCCTCGTGACGCCTCATCGTTCGGGGCGGCGCTGAGCACCGACCCTCACCCCACGGCGTCCTCGTCGCTTTCCGAACGGGACCCACGTTGTTGGGCTCCCGTTCGGGGAGGACGGGAGAACGGTTTTTGTGACGCCTCATCGTAAATGCGGGAGGGGCAAGCCCCTCCCCTACGGAGGCGCAGGAAGTATCTCTGAAAGGAGTAAAAATGGCAACCAAGAAAAACGATGAAACCGTCGAGGCCCCTGTCATCGAGGAAGATGAACCCGTCATCGAGGAAGATGAAAGAGAGGATATCTTTATTCCTCGGGGAGACGCGAAAGGGGATCCCAATCTCTTTGTCTCTGTCAATAACTATTCCGCCATTCTGCCCAGAGGGCAGGCGAGCCGAGTGCCGCACTATGTGGCAGAGGAGATCCGTCGATCCTTCGCGGCGGAGAACGCCTTTTATCAGAGCTCCCAGGAGCGGGAGATCAAAGAGGAGCCGAGACGGTAACAAATCAAAAAGCGCGGGCCGCCATTGCGGGACCTGCGCTTTTGCCATGAGTGATATGATTCTGAAGCTATCGACACCGAGTGAAAAACAGAAGCTCTTTCTCACGGACACCCACCGCTATGTAGCTTATGGCGGCGCCCGGGGCGGAGGAAAGAGCTGGGCCGTGAGGACCAAGGCCATCCTGCTGTGCCTGGCCTGGCCGGGAATCAAGTGCATCATCATCCGCAACTCCTACACAGAGCTGCGGAACAACCATATTATGCCGCTTCTGAAGCAGCTGGCAGGGGCCGCCGTCTACAACAAGCAGGAGAAGATCTTCACCTTTCCCAATGGCTCCACCATCGCCTTCGGCTACTGCGCCTCAGACGCGGACCTGGGACAGTATCAGGGCGCGGAGTACGACGTGATCTTTCTGGATGAGGCCGGCCTTTTGCGGGAGGAATGGATCCGGCAGATCATCGTTTGCTGCCGTGGCGTCAACAACTTCCCAAAGAGGGTCTACTACACCCTGAACCCCGGCGGCGTCAGCCATGGTTATTTCAAGAGGCTGTTTATCGACAGGAGATTCCAGGACAACGAGAGGCCGGAGGACTATGGCTTTATCCAGGCGCTGGTAAAGGACAATCCGGCGCTTTTGAACAGCCAGCCGGAATACCTTCATACATTGGAAGCCCTCCCGCCCAAGCTGCGGAAGGCATGGCTTGAGGGCAGCTGGGACATCTTCTCCGGACAGTTCTTTGAGGACTTTGTGCCGAATCCGCCGTCGGAGACCGCCAGGGAAGAGGGAACTTCGGTGGAGGAGCTGCGGCGGCAGCGGAGATGGTGCCATGTGATCGAGCCCTTTGATATCCCCAAAGGATGGACCGTCCTCCGGAGCTACGACTTCGGTTACGGAAAGCCCTTCTCCGTGGGATGGTGGGCCGTGGACTATGGCGGGGTGCTCTATCGGATCCTGGAGCTCTACGGATGCACCGATGAGCCAAACACCGGCGTCAAATGGACGCCGGAGGAGCAGGCAAGGAAGGTGGCCGAGATTGAGGGCAGTCACCCGTGGCTGAAGGGCAGGAAGATCACCGGAGTGGCGGACCCGGCCATCTGGGACGCCAGCCGGGGAGAGAGCATCGCGGAGACCTTTTCCAAGTACAGAGTGTATTTCACCCCCGGCGATCATCAGAGGATCCCCGGTTGGATGCAGGTCCACTATCGGCTTCAGTTCGATGAGAACGGCTTCCCCCGGATGTATGTCTTTGAGGGCTGCAGGGCCTTCATCCGTACGATCCCCCTTTTGCAGTATGACAAGACCCATGTGGAGGATATCGACACCACGCTGGAGGACCATGTGGCGGATGAAGTGCGGTACCTTTGTATGAGCCGGCCGGTGACGCCTCTTGCGAAGAAGGACGCTGAGCCGATCTACTATGACCCCCTGGATCAGATGGGAAGGAGAAAAAATAAATGGACGAATACTTGAGGGGCGGCCCTGCGAGGGACATCTCATCCGCCCCCTCTGGGGGAAACGCACCCGGCGGGGTGCCGATGGAGCGGGCACCAGTCAAAATCGGGAAGGAGCAGCTGCAGAGATGGAACAGGCTCCTCACCGACTACAAGACCAAGAAGTCCGATGTAGATTCACGGGTGAAGGCTGCCGAGGAGTGGTGGAAGATCCGCAACACCAGACAGGAATACCGGGACGGAAAACTCACAGCAGGCGGGCCCGGAGATTTCCACAGCAAGTCAGGCTGGCTGCATAATGTCATCGTCTCCAAGCACGCGGACGCCATGGACGCCTTCCCTGAGCCCAACATTCTGCCAAGAGAGCCGGGGGATAAGGAGGAGGCACAACGCCTCTCAGATATCATCCCCGTGGTGCTGGAGCAGAACGAATTTGAGACCACCTATTCCGACGTCCAGTGGCAGCGGCTGAAGACCGGCACAGGGGCCTATAAGATCACCTGGGACGCCGGTAAGTTGAATGGGCTGGGGGATATCTCCGTTCGGCGTGTGAATCTCCTGGACCTTTTCTGGGAGCCGGGTGTGGAGAACATTCAGGACAGCCGCTGCGTCTTCCATACGGCCACCCAGGAGATTGAGGACCTGGAGGAGCAGTATCCGCAGCTGAAGGGCAGGATCCGGAGCGGAGGCTTTGCGGCGCAGAAATTCATTGATCAGAAGGATCCGGAGAGCCCTCAGGCGACGGTGATCGAGGTCTATTATCGAAAACGCCAGGGGACCAGAAAGGTCCTGCACTACTGCAAGTATGTAGGGGAGACCGTCCTCTATGCCACAGAAAACGAACCGGAGATGCAGGAGCGGGGCCTGTACGACCACGGGAAATACCCCTTCGTGCTGGACAGGCTTTTCCCCGTGGAAGGGAGCCCCTGCGGCTACGGCTTTGTGGACCTCTGCCATAATCCCCAATCGGAGATCGATATTCTGAAAACGGCAATGATCAAAAACGCGGTGGTGGGGGCCACCCCGCGCTATTTCCTCAGGGAGGACGGAGAGGTCAACGAGGAGGAGTTCAGCGATCTCAGCCGCCCCATTGTCCACGTCGGCGGGAATATGGCGGCAGATTCCCTGCGGGTAATTGACCATCCGGGACTGGACGGCAATCATATTTCTCTCTTGGACGCCACCATCCAGGAGCTGAGGGAGACCAGCGGCAATACGGAGACCGCCACAGGATCCAGCACCCAGGGGGCCACGGCGGCCAGCGCCATTGCGGCCTTGCAGGAGGCCAGCGGCAAGGGCAGCCGGGACGCCACTCAGGCAAGCTACCGCTGCTATGCGGAGATCGTCGGCCTCATCATTGAGCTTATTCGCCAGTTCTACGATCTACCCAGACAATTCAGGATCCTGGGCGCCAGGGGAGCAGAGGAGTTCGTCAGCTACTCCAATGCAGGCCTGCAGCCGCAGGCCCAGGAGATCGGAGGGTATCGGCTGCCCGTTTTCGATATTAAAGTAGTTCCGCAGCGGAGAAGCGCCTATACCAGGCTCAGTCAGAATGAGCTGGCTCTCCAATTTTATGGCCTTGGATTCTTCGACCCTGCCCGCGCTGATCAGGTCATGGCTGCGCTGGATATGATGGAGTTTGACGGAAAAGATGCTTTGGAACAGCGCGTGCAACAAAACGGGGGCATGTACCAGCAGCTGCTGCAGTGGCAGAGCATGGCCATAGAGCTTGCAAAGAAGTTTAGACCGGATCTGTTAAAGGGCCTCTCCGGGGCCATCACCGGCGCCCCGGCCGGCGGCGGGGGAGGTGCTCCGGTATCCGGCTCTGCTGCCGCAATGCCGCAGCCGACGGAAGAGCCGAGCCACGTGCAGAGAGCCAGGACACAGGCGCAGGCGGCTCCGGTCCCGGGAGGGGGCTCTTCGTGACGCCTCATCGTTCGGAGGACCGCAAACGGACCTCCTCACCCTACGGCGTCCTCATCGCCTTCCGATCCGGACCCGCGATGCTGGGCTCCGGATCGGTGTGAACGGGAGAACGGGAATAAGGAAGAAAAATTATGATCGAGATCACCTATCACAAGGAGCGGCATGAGATCACCGCCAAGGGACACGCCGGGTACGCCCCGGAGGGGCAGGACATCGTCTGCGCGGCTGTGACGGCCCTCATGACCACCCTGACTCAGTTTGCGGAAAACTCCGACGCCGCAGACATCCGGCTGGAGCCGGGGGACATTTACGTCCGGTGCCGTCCCCGGGCCAGATACGACGGGCCGGTGGCGCTGGTCACCTCTGCCATTGCCGGGGGGCTATGGGGAATTGCCCAGCGGTACCCAGAGTATGTACGCTTTGAAAAATACGCATGAGAAGGAGGAAAACAACATGGACGAATACAGATCTTCCGTGCTGAAAAAGCTGCAAATGATCGCAGATACCGACGCCCCAGAAAAGCTCGTCTACAGCAGTTCCGAGTGGCGGGCAAGGGTGCTGATGCTACTGAACGAGATCGCAGAAAACGGCGGCGGCGGTGGCGGCACCGGCGGGAACCTCCCCTCCGGCGGCACGGCTGGGCAGTTTTTGGTCAAGCAGAGCGCCACGGACTATGACGCGAACTGGGAGACCAAGGATGAGGAGATTACCATATCCACGGCGGGTGCTGTGACGCAGGCGCTCGATGCTGGAAAAATCTATCATTTCACGGGGGCGCTGACAGAGCTTACCATCACGTTAGCGGCTCCCGCGAGCGGCGTTTTGGCGCAGTACCACTTCGACTTCGACAGCGGTGCCACAGCCCCAACGTTCACCATGCCGAACACGGTCACGATGCCGGATTCTTTCAGCGTGGAGGCAAACAAGCACTATGAGATTGACATCCTCAATGGATATGGGGCGGTGATTGCATGGGCAATCTCTTGAGACGACGGGCGATGACTATCCCGGAAAGGGGAACTGTTGCAATTTCCTCCGAAGAAACCTCATGGCTTTCAACGCCAATTAAAATGCCATCAGGTTCAACGGTGATTATTGAAGGACTAATTAAAGGAATTGTAGAGGGTGATCGAACTCTTTTCCCTTTAGATGCGTCATTTGCGGACTTTACTTCAAACAAGACGGGCATAAAACGTGTATCTGGCACAACCCAAATATCCTATAACTATTATGGCAACGACTGGTATGAAGCTCTGGCTACCAATGGCAAAGACATTGCGGAAATACTGCTTAAAGTCTCGACATCTACAATGGAAATACAATATTGTGACGGAACGTCTGCACAAAAAACGACTACCAGCAGAAGCTGGCCTGCAAAAACTACCAATTTTCGTGTGTGTTTACGCCCCAATTACTATATATCGAGACTGCTGCAAATCAATTCATCTAATGCCATTGTGCATGAGCTGTTGCCGACAACCAATGATGGCCAGGTCTGCATGGTGGATACCGTTACCGGGCAGTTTTACACAGACGCAAATTTGACCGCATATCTTACAACAATTTGAGGTGATAGAATGTACGCAAAACTGATTGATGATGCTTTGCAAATCGCACCAAAAAAGCTGTCGGGTGACGGAACTACTGTCTATAATCCTCCCGCAGAGATGTATGCTATCGCCGGATACAAGCCTGTGCGCTTTACAGAGCCACCCGAAGCCCCTGATGGGTACCATTATGAGGGCGGCTGGGAAGAAACAGAGGATGAGATCATCCAGACATGGCATTTGGTGGAAGACCCGGACGAGGTGGACGAGTATGAAGCCTATAGCATTATCTTCGGAGGTGACGGCGAATGAAACGAGAACACGCATACAAGCTGAGAGATCTACTTCACAAGGCCGCTGTCTCCCTCTCGGATGAGGACGCTCTTGATGGCATAGAGCTATTTCCTGTATGGATGCCAGACACGCATTACGCAAAAGAGGGTGAACAAGCCATACGTGTGCGTGACCCGGAGAACAATTTACTCTATAAGCTTATCCCCAAGACTCATGATTCGCAGTCTGACTGGCCTCCCCACCTTGTTCCAGCCATCTGGACACGAGTGGATGATCCTGCCGAAGAGTGGCCGGAGTGGCATCAACCAGACGGTGCGCACGATGCCTATACAGCCGACGCCAAGGTATCCCACAATGGTAAACGTTGGATAAATACTTATGGCGACGGCAATATTTGGGAGCCGGGCGTGTACGGCTGGGAGGTCGTGGCATGACGCAGGTGGACAAGCTCCTCTCCATCGCCCTGCCGGAGCTTGCCAAGGGGGCCACGGGCAGCACCGTCAAGGCGATGCAGATCCTCCTCGTTGGGTGGGGGTACAAGCTCCCGCTCTACGGCGCGGATGGCGAGTATGGCAGCGAGACCCGGACGGCGCTCAAATCCTATCAAATGCACAACCGTCTGGACGTGGACGGCGTGTGCGGGATCAAGACCTGGAAAAAACTGCTGGGGGTGAGCTGATGACGCAAGAAGAGATTGCCGTGAAGCTGGCCGAGGTGGACGCCAGGTCCAAAAGCAACACCCACCGGATCGACGAGCTGAAGGAGACCACCAAGGCCTTGAACAGCCTCGCTGTGTCCGTGGAAAAGATCGCGGTGCAACAGGAGAACCTGGCAAAGTCTTACAGTGGACTGACAAAGGACGTCGAGGAGATCAAGGCTAAACCGTCAAAGCGGTGGGACACGATTATCACCGCACTGATCACGGCCCTCATAGGCTGGGCCTTGGGACATTTTACTTGATGTATGTATGTTTACTTACATACTTTTGGAAAGGAGTATAGATCTATGAAGAACGTATTTACCAAAGCGTGGGCCAAAGCTGCCGCGGTCCGCGCCATCAAGACCGTGGCCCAGACCGCCATCGCTACCATCGGCACCAGCGCCGTCATGGGTGACGTCAACTGGCTGGCTGTTGGATCCGCGTCTCTGCTGGCCGGGATTCTCAGCCTGCTCACCAGCGTGGCCGGCCTGCCGGAAGTTGATGGTTGA